CACGTTCTTCATGGACAGCGGGAACTTTTTCACCGGCAACCATCCGGTCCCGTCCTGCACGTCCAGGTAGCGCAGCTTGTAGAAGTCCACCGGCAGGGGCACAAGGTACTCGGCAGTCCCCACAGCCATAGCCGGGGTCAGGGCCACAACCGCCTCGGTGACGTAAAAGTCATCATCCGAATCGGTGAATACCTGATAGCAGTCCCGCCAGGCTTCGTTGAGACTCTGCATCTCGAAGTCATGCGAGATTGCCTTGGTATTCGGAAGGTCCGCCAGGTCGCGCGCCCGGCTTATGATTTCGCTTGCCTTCACGCTACATACTCCCCATAGGCCAGGGCGATCCAGGTCCGCAGGCGCATCTTCTGGCGCACCGAGGGCTTCAGGATGCCCACCAGCACCACCCGCAGGAACGGCCCCCACTCGTTGCGGCGCGGCCTGTCCGCCTTCATCGCCCTGCGGTGCGCGGCCTTCGCGCTAATCCTGTCCTCCGCTGCGGTGCGCTTCACCGTCTGCCGGAACTCCCCGAAGGACAGCCCGTGATACCGTAGGCCCGAGCGGTCCCATAGGCCCCGTTGGAACTTCCGCTGTAACCCCATCGCTCCCTCCCGAAGAAGGCGGGGGACTCCGGAGGAGAGAGGAGGGCGCAGACCCCCGGGCCCCCACCCGTTTTCTGTATAGTCGTCAGGTGTTACAGGCACAAAAAAAGGGGGACCCGAAAGGGTCCCCCACGCTACCGGGGAGGCCGGAGCGGGATTCCCTTAGATGAAGCTCACCACCGCGTTGTGACCCGGCTCGAAGCAGGCGAAGTTGCCGTACAGGGCCAGGGTCACTTGAGCCGCCGGCCCTTCGGCGCTGGCGTTGTTGGGGGTCACGGTGATGTAGTCGGACAGCGACAGCTTGAAGGTCGTATCCGGCTCCTCGACCGAGCCCACCTTGTCGGTGCCCGGCTCGTTGCCGGTCACGTTCTCCTGCACCGGGGTGTCGGCGTTGGTCATGGCGAGGAACTTGTAGGTTTCGTCGTCCAGGATGTAGGCCGAGCCGGCGGGGCAGTACGGATCGTCCACCACGTACTCCAGCCAGTTCGTCGAGAAGGAGAAGCGCAAGGCGTTCAGGCCCCGCACCACCTCGTTCTTGCTGGCCTTGTCCGGGGTGGCGTTGATGTTCTGGAACATGGTCAGGGCCGCGTTGACCTCGCCGACCATGGTTGCAAAGTCCACATCGTTGACGAGAATCAGGTTCGGCACCCCGCCGCCCCTGCGGCAGAGCATGACCCCGTTGACCAGGGCGTCGATGAACCGCTCACCGGCGCCGATGTTCCGGCGGTAGAACCGCCCGGCCAGAGCCCCCACGGAGAGGTTGCGGGCCACCCCGTAGAAGGCCGCTGCGATGTAGGCAAGCCAGTTCGCGCCGGCCCTCATGCCGTAATGGGGCAACCACTGCTGAAGCCCGGTGGGCATGTTGGGCGCACCGCCAGCGTCCCGACCGCCGTTGAGCTGGTACAGCGAGCCCTGGGGCCAGCCGGCACCAGCGGCCACCGGAGCGAAGGTAATGGTCCCGGTCGCATCGTCGATAGCCGTGACGGTATAGGGACCGCCCGCAAGCAGCGCCTCACCGGGGAGCCCGGTGATCCCCGCCGTCACCTGGAACTGAGAGCCCACGTCGATTTTGAGAATCGCATCGGGGGTCAGGACCGTGGTATTGGCACCGCCGGCCACACCAGCAACGTTGTTCTCCACGCCGAAGGTGCCGAAGCCGTCGCCGTACAGACAGGCGGCGAAGGTCTTGCGGAATGCTTCCGTCGCGCCGAACATCCGGTTGACCAGCGCGCTGTCATAGGCGCCCTTTTTCTGCATCGCGCCCTTGATCTCCTTGTCCTGGATGGTGAACACGGAGAACAGTTTGCCGGGCGGCACCGCGAACTCGGCGTTGCGGGACATGGAGGCGGCGTTGGCCTGGGCGACAAGGTAGTCGCCGGAAACCGCGCCCCCGCGCCCGTACATCGCGGAGAAGTTATAGGTCTGCCCGCCGATGCGCTCCTTCTGGATCTTCCGCAGCGCGGGGCTATTGCGGAACAGGAGATTCCGGGTGCCTTTATCGTCGTACCAACGCTTGTAGAGCGTCAGTAGAAAGGCATCAACAGTGACAACTTGGGCCATGCTTCTTTCCTCATGGCCCGCTCTCGGTGGTCCTCCCCTACCCGCCGGCCTTCACAGTGGCCGGCTCCTGTTAGTCTCTGCCGGTATAGGGCCTGCGGCCCCGCTTGCGCTCCTTGTCGATAGCCGCCTCCAACTCCTGCTCCGCACTCATAGGCTCTGGAGTGAGCTCGGGCTTCGCGGCCACTTCCACGGCGGCCACCTTGGCCTTTGGCTTCAGCGCCCCCAGGCCCTCGTAGCGCCCGCGCAGCGCCTCGGCCACCTCCTTGACCTTGCTGGCCAGGGATTCCCCGTCCATGCCCTTCGTTAAGTCATAGATACGGTCAAACAGATCATCCGTTTCCGTATCCTTGAGATACAGAGGCATGATGTCCTCGAAATCCGCGCCGAATTTCTTGCGAAGGTCGCCGATGCCCACAACCCGCTGGTTGTCGTCGTACAGCTTGTTGATCCCGCCGATGAACTGATTTACGACCAAGTCCTCCAGCGCGGCGGTTTTCTCTACGCAGTATTTCACCGCCTCAATCAGCGTATTGAGCAGTTCCTCCAGTTCGGCCTTCTTCTCCGGGGCCGGGGCGTCCATTTCCATCACTTCGTCAGCCATGTTCGTCTCCTGTATAGTCGTCAGATAAGACATGCCGATTTTAGCCCATCGCCCCGGGCGGCGGACCGGGGGCCATGGGGGGCGGTTCTACCACTGGCGGCACCCCTGGACCCGGAACCGGGGGGCCGGCCGGGGGCACCACTTGCACCGGCACGGGAGCCGGGGGCGACGGGGGTTCCGGTGGGGCCGGGGGCGGAGTCGTCAGATTGACGATCGCATCCATCTGCTGCTTGACGATCTGAGCCAGTTTGCCCAACCGCTTGAGGACTTCCGCATCCTCGTCATTCGCGTCCAGCCTCAATAGCGTGTTCGCCGTCTCCGCAAACAACTGCTTGAGATTGGCGCAGAAGGGGATCTCGTACTTGTCCTGTTCCACGGCCCGCTCAATGATCCTCTGGCAATCGTCATAGGAGCTGGCCGTGATCGCATAGGCCCCCTCAAGGTCCGGGAACTCCAGCAGGCCCGTCGCCATGTCGGGATTGATTAGTCCCATCTGGATTAGCTTTTCGATCTGCTCCAGTTTCACCTTCGGGTCTTTTGACAGGCTGGAGCCGGCGGAGAACTGGATCGAGAACGCCTTGCGCTGCCGCTTGATCTCGCCCCATTTCACCCGCGCGCGGCCCGTTTCCTTGGGCAGAATGTCCTCTTTCTCCGGGAATACCTCGATGCACGTCTCAGCCAGGTCTTTGTAGAACTGGATATAGGCTTGCAGGCTCACTTGATGCCGCTCGCTCTCCACGTCCTCAACGGTCTGGAGGGCCACCCCGGAGTCGAGGCCAGAAGGCTTCTTGGCCTGCGCGGACAACTGCGAGATGCCGGCCAAGTGGTAGGCTTTCTGCTCGAACATCTCCAGCAGTTGTATGTATTGCGGGTCGATGGCCCTGGGCGTGGAGATGATTACCGGCGTCCCCCCGCCAGGAGGCGGCAGGTACTCGGTGACGATGTCCCCGATCTCGTTGGAGAACTCGCTGGCCTTGATGTTGGAGCCCTTGGGCACGTATGCCTTGTTGGCCGGGTTCATCTCCACCGCGAGGTTGATCCTGTGGCACAGAGTGTCTATCTGCCGCTGTATCGGATACAGGTCGTCGGCCATCGACACCGAATAGCTGCCCTTGATCGGCGGCTCCCGATACAGGCTCACCACGGGCGGACACTCGTAGTCTATTTTCTGCCTGTAGATGATGTCCCCGCTGTCCCCCAGGAACTCTACCCGCTGGCCGCCCCGTAGGTCGAAGTACACCAGGTACACCACGGTCAGCCATGGCTCTTGCTCAAGCCGACTCTTCCAGTCGGGGAGCTTGATCTTGTCCTCGAGGTAGGCCAGGGGGTACTGGAAGAAGCGCAGCAGCCCACGGGTCAGGTGCCCGAAGTTGTATTCCGCGCTGTCGATGTACCACTCCCACGGGGCCACGCGCTTGATGCTCTTGGATTCGTCGTCCACCCACAAGTGCCCGACCTCGAAGGTATCCGCGTCCCGCAACACTACCGAGCCCTTGGTGTAGACCTTCTGCACGTCAAATAGCTCGTCAAAGTACAATTGCGCCTGCCGGCAGACCTTCCGCGTGGCGAAGGTGCCCACTGTGGGATTGAAGAACGGGCGCACCTTGGTCTGACTGAGCTTGCTTACATGCGTGTCGATGCAGGACTTAATGACATTGACGTTGGGCACAACCCCTGCGTCTTCTCCCGCCGCGATATTCCAGTAGGCCAAGGGGTTGCTGTACTGATTGCGGATGTCCTCTGAGCGCGCCCCGTTGTTGGCGTAGCGGTTGAAGTTGCGGCGGTACTTGGCAAGTCGCGCCTCATGTTGCTTGACCAGCCGAGGGATGTCCTGGCGGATTTGGTCGTCGGTCATATTTTCTTCTTCCTGCAAAGCCTGACGATCTTCGCGATCTCTTGGTATTCCCCGAAGATCAAATATGGCGTTCCCATTCCCCGCCTCACAAGAGTTATTGCTTTAATTATCTGCCAGACAGTCAAAACGAGCCTCCCGCTAACTCCCCTTCCCTCTGGCCCTGGAGTTTGTCAAAGGCGTCTTTCCGCACGATCTCTATGCGGCTGCCGTCCTTCAGCGTTACCCGCGCGGCCACACCCGTATAAGCGCAGGTGTTCACCAAATCCTGAATGATGGCGTAGTTTAGCGGAGTTTGCGCTAACTGCTGCATCTGCTCGCGCTTGCGGGCCTCCTCGGCGAGCTGGGTGTACACTTGCTTGATTGCCTGACGGACGAGCCGGCGCTGGGCCAGAAACGCTTTGATTCCCACGCCTATATAGTCGTCAGCGAATATAGTGATTTCGGAAAAAGTTATGCCTTGTGCCTACGGTGCGCCGCCGTGGGACGAAAACAGCCACACTGGGCGCATCCCGTAGTGTATCGCCTTCATCAGGTCCGGGTGGTAGGCTTCGTCGTCGATGATCCGGGTGAGCTGGTCCAGCTCGTCCCGCGCAAACACGGTCTTCCGGCACTCATCCTCGAAGGCCCCGCCGGCCCGACAGCGGAAGGCCCCGGTCCGCACTTCGGCTTGAAGCAGCTCCACGGCCAGGTCCGCGTTGACCGTGTAGGCGTCCAGGATCGGCAGCCCATACTGGTTCGCCAACTCATAGCTTAGCTTCTTGCCCC